CCCATACGCCATATAAATAGGATCTCTAGGTACGACTGTATTAGAAACCATTTTTCTTTCTCTACAAGTATCTACAATTAAGTTTTTAAAGGACTCTGATAGATATGGTGGATAGAACTTATCTTCTGTTACTGTAAAGTTTGGAGTACAAAATATATTAATGTTATTGAAATCGCAGGAATCTGCAAAATTAATTTGATTAATTAAAACTCTATTTACTTTATTTGGATCAACACATATATCATAAAAATACTGAATATACTCATTTATATATGAATCATTATCTACTACAGATATACTATTAATAACATTAGCTAAATTTTTCTCTAAAAATGATTCGTAGTCGCTTTGATTTACTAATCTTAACTGCGAAGAAAAGGCTCTAGGTGCATTTTTTCTTATTTCCTCTACTGTCTCTTCATCAGATAATGAAGTAGAATTTTGAGGGTTATTAATCGTTAATAAAGAGCTATTAGTTATATCTATAAAAGTAGTTTCATCTTTATTAGCAAACGTATCGTTAAAAACTTGTCTTTGTCTTAAAGAATCGTAAGTAAAAAGCTTATTACCATTAATAACATTTTTACTAATAATACCTTCAGTGTTATCAGATAAGATATAATTAACTGATACAACATCACCTGCATTTAATTTTTTACCAAATACCCCACTTCCAAATTTTATTTCATAAAACCCATTTTCATTTAAACGCTTTTCATATACTCTATCTGTTGAATCAGATAAGTATAAACTATCTACCTCTTTATACAAATAGTAAGTACCGTCGTTAGCTTCCTTAACGTAAACGTCAATAGTATTATCAGCTATAAACTTTTCTACACTATTATCGACTACATTTTTTACTACAATAGATAATAACTCAAATTCTTCTCCTTGCGCTGTGTAATCAGGATATTCTTTTATAGTGCCTTGATATAAGATTACTGTATCATTTAAACTTTTTAACACTTCGCTTCCAGTAACTGTCTTGTTAAAGGAATAATCATCTATAAAATTATATTGAATGCCATCTGCTAAAAAATACGAATTCTTCTTAATAGTATAGCTTCCTATAGGCATATCAACTGATCCTACAGCGTTAATTGGTACTATCGAAGTTTGTTTACCAGCAGGTTTATAACCTATTAGCTTAACAATCTTATTCATATTCTCATAGATAGATGCTTGATCAAAATTAACTTCAGCAGCATTTTGATTTAAATAGAATAGTAAAACATGATAGGAGTAAGCTATAATATCTATAACTGCTGCTAAGTTACTACCATCGTAATTTTGATCTGTAAACTTTTCATTCGTGTTTAATCTATTTACTATATAGTCTTTTAAACTAACTGCATCAAAAGCTACATAAGCATCTTGTGGCAAGCTAAAATCTAAAAATTCGTTGTCGTTGTTATTAGGAGTAGCCATAATTAAAATATATTATATCCGTTGTTATTTAATGACGACCTTAATGATAAACCATATACATCTAAGGAAGGAATATCAATTTGCATGGTTATTCTATATTCATTTTGTTCTGGATAAGGTACAACTACAACATTCTGTATAGTTACTCTAGGTTCCATTTCAGGTAATCTATTTTTAATATCGTCTTTTATTGCAAACGCTCCAAAATCAGAAATAGGTTCAAACAAATACCTTCTTAAATCTAATCCAAACTCTGGAGATAAAATCTTTTCTCCTGGAGCAGTTAAAAATATGTTGGTAATACTATTACGTATAGCATTTTCATCAAACAAACCCTGTACATCTTTTAGCACAGAGCTCTTATTTAACTGTTTATTGTAATAAACAGAGGTATCTAAATCTAAAAATAAATCTTTATAAAGATATCCTTGCTTTAACGACGCTCCATTAAGATTATTGGTTGAAATATCTGTTAATTTGATCAAGGCCATTTATTATATTTAATGTTGCATATGCTTATTAAGGAACTATAATATAATTAGATATGAAGATTACTGGAAAACTTGTTACCGAAGTTGATGTTGATCATAAAGATCTTGCTAACGCTCTTAAACGCGCTATTTTTGTAGAGCTTGATCTACCTCGCTACAATAAAGTTCATCATGATGGTATATCTTTTATTGAAACAGTTGATGCGCATACTTCTCATAGATTTGAATATGAAAGACCGGTAAAGCCGGCTTGTAAAGATGAGATTGAAGTATTTGAAGCGTATAATACTATAAAAGAATTTTTATATAACGTGTGATTATTTGCAAGTTGGCATAAATAATCATATGGCCGATAAAAAGTTTATAAGTTTGCATGAATCTTATATGAGAAGATATGAGCGTGGAGGCTTTCTTGTAGGTGATGTTTTTAAATTTAATGATAACTTTAAAAGCACAGATGAATTTAAATCATTAGGTACTAATACACAAGAGCTCTTACAGCAAATGATCGATTCCGGTCAACATGTGAGAGTAGTAGGTATTAAAGATACTACTTCAGCGCGATATCCAGCTAATACTGACACAACAACATTAGATGTAGTATTAGATTTAGCTCTTGATGATGGAGGCGGAAGATATTCACACCATGTTTCTGTTCCTAGTAATTTAGGACAAGCAGAAGAATTTTATCCTAATCTTCCTCCTATTCCTGATGCATTCAAGAAAAAGGGAAATGTAAATATTAAGCCTGAAGAAGTTGAAACAGCTCAAGCTCCGGAAGCTAGAGAAGAAAGCCCTGATAGAGCTCTTCCTGATAGCAACGTAGATATTCCATCTAATGCTGTTACTCCTTCCCCAGCTGCTACGTCTTATACGCAACAATATTTGGGTGATTTAACTAAAGGCCCTAGCGCTTATTAATCTTAATATTTTTATTAAGAATTAAATTGATACAAGCAAGTATAAAAAGACCGAACAGATATGTTTCGGTATATATAACATAGACGCTAAAAAGTACTAAGACTGCTATATACATTTTTCTAGATTTACTAGACACGCGAAAGCGTTTATCTCTTTATCTACTACAAATGCGCTCTTATACAAATGATCAGCTATATTAGCTATAAAAGCTTTCTTTTGAGCGTCTTGTAAGTTAGTATTATAGATATAGTTTAAAAAGTTAGCTAACAGAGTATCATAATCACCTTGAAATCTATCTTCATTTTCGATTAGATACTTTCTTGCCTCGAGACTCTTCTTACCTACTATTTTCTTGTAGACTGTTTCGAGCAACTCGTTATCGCTATTAATGCTAGCAATACACAGCTCTGAATCAATAACGTTTTTCTGGATCTCATTAATCGCTTTCCGTAAGTCAGGGAAGAATCTCTTGACCAGCTGTACGAATTTTTTCTTTTGTTCATCGGATACTTTAATATTTTCATTTTTAAGGATATAGTAACAACGCTTTACAGCTAACTCTAATACTGGTTTAATATCTAAAGCTTGACATCTAGATTGCAAGGCGGGAATAATCTTATGCTTATAGTTAGCAGTAAGAATAAACCTACAATACTTAGCAAACGTCTCCATAGTATTACGCAATGCAGCTTGCGCCTGAGGAGTAAGTCCATCAGCCTCATCTAAGATTACTACCTTTACGCCACCATCAAATGACTTAGTTTGAGCGAAATTAGTGATATTATGTCTAATAGTATCGATACCAGACTCATCAGAAGCATTAATATAAAGGTAATTACATCCGAGAATATCATTAACAATAACTCTAGCAAGGGTGGTCTTACCAGTACCAGGATTACCAACAAAGAGAAGATTAGGAATTTCATTTTTAAACTCTTTAACAATATTAAGAGTACGTTCATCTAAGATAATATCATCAAGCTTAGCCGGACGATACTTTTCAACCCAAATTTTATCAAAATCAATCATAATTATTTACCAGAAGAACCAAAGCCTTTTTCACCACGAGCAGATTCTACAATCTCACCTTCAGAAATTTCAACAGGATAGTTTCTATAAACTACAAACTGCGCGATTCTATCTCCAGCTTTGACTTCGTAATCCTTATCAGTATTATTATACAACTTAATACCTGCATCTCCACGGTAACCTTGATCAATAATACCAGGATGAGGTATAATGCCATGCTTAAATCCTAAACCCGAACGACCTTCAACCTTAACCCAGAATCCTAGATCGATAAAAGCAAACTTTAATCCTACATCTACAACTGCAGAACCTCGCGCAGGAATTACTTTATCTTCAACCGAAGTAACATCTAAGCCAGTATCCGATTCGTTATTTTTAGAAGGGATTACAGCTTTATCATTCGTCTTCTTAAACTTTACAACCATATACCTATAATAATATACTATGTAAAATTTTCAAGTGGAGATTAAATATATGTATGGCTGAAGAATTAGACGAAGCTGTTAACGATATTATTAGTCAATTAAAGAGTAATAATAAGATAGCAAAAGCTCCTATAGAAGAAAGCGTGTTGAATAAAGACGACTTAGAGGACTTTCTTATTCAAAATTCAGGTAAGCTTATTAAGAAATCTCTTAGTATTGTAGACAATGTAAATGATTATATCTCTTCAGCTCCTGAAAATAGAGATGTTGCTGCCTTAGCTGAATTAATTAAAGCCTCTTCATCTGCTATTGAGACTCTTAATCGTCTTCATACTGCTAAAGAAAGAAACGAGACGCAAGTTGCTGTTAAGCAAATGGATGTCGAGAGTAAAGAAAGACTTAATATAGCTGATAATCAAACTAAAATGCTTTTATCGAGAGATGATATAATGAAAGCATTAATAGATAAAGATGAAGAAGTTATAGATGTTTAAAAGTCAAGATCTTTACATTCTTCTCCATCATCACAAAGTTCTTT